AACAACCAACAAATGTAACAACATATAGAAATAGCACAATTAATGTTAATTCTAGTTATGCTGTTATGGATTCTGGTTGGAAGTATCAGTATGACAGATACAACGACAAGTATCGTTGGCTGCCTTTAAATCCAGATATTGCTGGTTTATGCGTAAGAACAGATAACACAACAGATCCTTGGTTCAGTCCTGCAGGCTATAGCAGGGGACAGATTAAGAATGTTATTAAGTTAGCGTATAACCCTACAAAAACCGACAGAGATACGTTGTATCAAGCAGGCATTAATCCTGTAATTACAATTCCAGGTCAAGGTACAGTATTGTTTGGTGACAAAACAATGTTAACTAAACCTAGCGCGTTTGATAGAATTAATGTACGTAGATTGTTTATTGCTTTGGAAAAGGCAATTGGTACAGCATCTAAGTTTCAATTATTTGAGTTAAATGACACCTTTACTCAAGCACAATTTAGAAATATTGTTGAACCATTTTTAAGAGATGTACAAGGTCGCAGAGGCATTACAGATTTTAAAGTTGTTTGCGACTCTACAAATAACACACCTGATGTAATTGATGCTAATCAATTTAGAGCAGATATATATGTTAAGCCTGCTAGATCAATCAATTATATTACGTTGACATTTGTTGCTGCTAGATCAGGCATTTCTTTCCAAGAAATTGGCGCTTAATAACGGAGAACAATAAAAAATGGCAACTACTTTTAACATTAATGAATTTAGAACTGCACTAAAGAATGGCGGTGTACGTCCTAATCAATTTGCAGTACAAATTTCATTTCCTACAATTGTAAACGCAGCCGATTTACTAAGAACAAGTTCATTCTTAGTAAATATTGCAGAACTGCCCGGTGTATCTATCGGCACAGTTCCAATATATTATAGAGGCAGGGAATTAAAATTACCAGGAGATAAATCATTTGCTCCGTTTACCTGTACAATTCTAAACGACACCGGGTTTAGTTTAAGAGCTGGTATTGAAAAATGGATGAATTATATTGAAAGTAATATAACCAAAAACGGATACACCGATCCCGGTGCGTATTTGGGAGCAATTACTGTGACACAATTGGATAGATCAGGCAATGCCTTAAGGTCTTATTTCATGGCTGGCGCATATCCAAATGATATTGGAGCAGTTGGTTTAGATTTTTCGGCTAACGATCAATTATCTTCATTCCAAGTTGCATTCCAATATCAGTATTTTGAAGTATTTACTGGTGATCCTTTTGTGAGCACACCTGAGACTAGAATTTTTAGTCTTCCTGCTTAATTCATATTATATAATTTTAAATTATGGCTATAAATCTATTTGGTTTTCAAATATCACGTGACACTGATATAAGCAAAGAGGCACGAAATCAATCTTTCGTGCCGCCTGTTACTGACGATGGTACCGCTACTGTACAAGGTGGCGGGTACTATGGCACCTATATTGATATGGATGCTACTGCCAAGTCAGAAGCAGAATTAATAACACGTTATAGAGAAGCTGCAACATACGCAGATTGTTCTACAGCGATTGATGAAATTATTACTGAGGCAATTGCAGCAGTTGACGATGAACAAGTTGTTGATATTAATTTGGATGCATTGGAAGTTGACGATAAGATTAAAGCGCTTATTCGAGAAGAATTTCATCAAATTATTAGACTACTTGATTTTAATATTAAAGGATTTGATATATTCCGTAGATGGTATATCGATGGAAGATTATTTTATCAAAAGATAATAGATCAAAAGAATCCCAAAAAGGGAATTCTTGAGCTGAGACAAATTGACCCACGAAAAATTCGTAAGGTCAGAGAAGTTAAAAAAGAAAAAGACAAAACTTCAGGTATTGATATTATCAAAGAAGTTACTGAGTTCTTTATATACAATGAAAAAGGATTGAACTATAATCCTGGTTATGCCACAAGTTCTCAGCCACCAAATACTGGTATTAAAATACCCGTTGATTCTATTTGTTATGTCCCTTCGGGATTAAATGATTTAGAAAAGAATGTGGTATTGAGCTATCTACACAAAGCTCTAAAGCCAACGAATCAATTAAAGATGATGGAAGATTCATTGGTAATCTATAGAATTGCCAGAGCTCCAGAACGTAGAATATTTTATATTGATGTGGGTAATTTGCCAAAGGTCAAAGCAGAGCAATATTTAAAAGATATTATGGCTCGCTATCGTAATAAGATTGTTTATGATTCATCTACAGGTGAAATCAGAGATGATCGTAAATTTATGTCGACACTAGAAGATTTCTGGTTGCCAAGAAGAGAAGGTGGTCGTGGTACTGAGATTACTACATTACCAGGCGGAGAGAATCTAGGTCAAATAGATGATATCAATTATTTTCAGAATAAATTATATCAGGCATTGAATGTTCCTATTTCAAGAATGCAACCGCAACAGGGTGTTTCTTTTGGTAGGGCAACGGAGATTACCAGAGATGAATTAAAATTTGCCAAGTTTGTAGGCAGACTTCGTAAGAAATTTAATACATTATTTCAGGATATGCTCAAGACTCAGTTAATGTTGAAAGGCATTATTACTGAAGATGATTGGATTACAGTAAAAGAAAGAGTTCAATTCAAATACGCTCAAGATCAATATTTTGAGGAAATGAAAGAATCAGAAAACTTAAGAAATAGAGTTGACATTATTACTGCAATGCAACCATTTGTGGGAACGTATTTTAGCAGGGAATATATAATGAAGAACGTACTAAGACTATCTGAAGAAGAGATAGGGCAAATGGTAAAACAAATTGAGACAGAGCCATCACCAGAAATTGGTGTAGGCGGACAACCCATTGAACAACCCCAAGGAAAATAATAATGGAAAATGAAAACGAATTTGATAACGATATTGAAAATAGCGAATATGATGAAGTTGAATCGACCGAGGTAAATACATCCGATGTAATTAGAAACATGGTAGATGATATTTTATCTGATCGTGGTAATGATGCAGTTGATAGATTTAATGCCGTTGTTAGTGCAAAAATGGCCGATGCCATGGATGCCAAAAAGCAATGGATTGCTCAAAATTTAAATAGACACGCAGAATACGAAAATGAAACAGTTTAAACAGCTTAGAGAAGATGCTTTGATGGAAAAATTAAAAGCATCCGCACCTACCGCAGAATGGATACACGATTTTGTTCATTCAGAAAATCCCAAATTTGCTGGTAAGTCTAAGAAAGAACGTATTAAAATGGCACTTGGTGCAGCATATGCGGCTAAGCGCAATGAAGAAGTTGAGTTAGAAGAATCATACGAAGAAGCGGAAAAACATCTATCATTGGCAAACGATGCTGATGCTAAAGGTGATAAGACGGCATATCATTATCATATGGCCGATCACCATGATGCATTATCACAATGGCATGAATCAAAAGGTCGTTCTGCATCTGCAGATAAACATGCGGAAAAAGCAGATTATCATAGTGACAAATATACTCAATATGCGAATGGTGTACATGAGGGTATTTTAGACACAGCTAAGCGCAATGAAGAAGTTGAGCAAATCGAAGAATTAAGTAAAGATACTTTAGATAGTTTTATAAAGAAATCTAAAGAAACTTATAAAGATGTGCCTGATACGAAAAAGGGCAATAGACTAAGAAATACACTCAAAGCAGCTGGCAAAAGCGATGCAAAGAATGAAGAAGTTAGTTCAAGTAAGTATAACGCAGATGTAAAACGAGCATTTCCGGCATCTGGTGTAAAAACTATTGAACCTAAACACAAATATTCTACTATGCCTAAAGATAAAGAAAAGGCAAAAGGAATGCCAGCAAATGGTATGCATGAAGCAATAAATCCTGCACAACAAGCTGCAATTGCCATAGCCATTAAAAAGAAAAAGAAAAAGATGATGGAAGCCGACGAAGCCTTGAATGAAAAGTTCTGGGATAACGAAGGCGAAATGGTAATTTCTCAATGCAAAACAATTGCAGCCAAAGCACAAATGATAATGTCAATGCTAGATGATGAATCCAAACTTGAGGCATGGGTTCAGGGCAAAATGACAACTGCAGAAATTGCAATAAATTCTGTTTACGACCATTTAATGTATAGTGACGATGCAATTGATGAGGCTACGGGCGATAAGTCGTTTGACAGTACAATGAAAAACATTGTTAGCGGTACTAGTAAACAAAGAACGGCTGATCGCATAGCTCAAAAAAAACAAAACCAAGAACGAGCTCGTAATGCTTTTGGGGGTAT